TCTAATCGAAGCATGGCACTAGACACCTTCCGACAAGTAACTCACCTATTGGAGACCAATGACCCCCTTAAAGGATTCGTTAAACAGATCCGACACGCCAATGGAACTGAAAGCATTGAGATGTTATCTGGAGCAAGGCTTGATGTTGTCGCAGCAACTAGAGACGGCTCTCGCGGTCGATCCGTCAATGGACTGCTGTACATCGATGAAGTCCGAGAGATCACAGAAGATGGATTTAGAGCTGCTACTCCTACAACTAGAGCTCACCCAAACTCTCAAACGCTTCTTACCTCTAATGCAGGAGACGCTTTCAGCACTGTACTCAACGACTTACGGGAAAGAGCTATCGACTACCCACCTAAGTCTTTTGGATTCTATGAGTATTCAGCACCGCAGTACTGCAAGATAGACGATCGCAATGCATGGGCTTTGGCTAACCCCTCTTTGGGATACACCATCACAGAAGAAGCGATTGAAGAAGCGATTGCTACTTCACCGATTGAGAACACGCGTACTGAAACTCTTTGCCAGTGGATCGATTCGTTAAGCAGTCCGTGGCCACATGGAGTCTTAGAGGACACATCGGATAGCACACTAGAAATGGCTGCTGGGGCTTATACTGTATTCGGTTTCGATGTCAGTCCGTCACGCAGGAACGGATCATTGGTCGCAGGACAACTTCTCCCAGATGGGCGGATTGGCATCGGGATTCTGGAGACTTACAGCTCTCAGGTTGCCATCGATGAGTTAAAGATGGCAGCAAGTATAAAGGCATGGTGCGACATTTATAAACCTCGCCTAGTCTGCTATGACAAGTACGCCACGCAGACAATCGCAGATCGACTTGCTAACGCTGGAGTTATGGTTGAGGATGTTTCGGGTCAGCAATTTTACAAAGCCTGCGGAGATCTGTTAGAAGGCTTGGTCAATGCTCGTGTAGTTCACAATGGACAAGCCGAATTGATCCAGCAGATGAATAACTGCGCAGCTAAGGTGAACGATTCGGCATGGCGCATAATTAAGCGCAAGTCAGCAGGTGACATCTCTGCTCCGATTGGGTTGGCTATGGTAGTAAGCAAGTTAATGATCCCTGCACCTAAGCCACAGATATATACTTAGACACGCCCTATCACATTGTCTAATTGCTTGACAAATGCTACAATTTCTGTCTATGGGTATCTTTTCGCGTAAGCCAGAAATATTAGAGGCACAGCTCGCGCCTAAGATTATGGGCGATGGCATTAACTCAATCTACAACTTTACATTCCCTGTAATCGGTAGACGAGATGCTATGGCTGTACCTGCTATCAAGCGATGCCGCGATCTTCTATGCACAATCGGATCTATTCCGCTCGAATATAAAAAGAAATCTACTGGAGAAGATATTGCAGCTCCTAGATGGGTGCATCAACTATCTAAGTCACAACCACAATTTGTTACTGTCAGTTACTTGGTCGATAGCCTTCTATTCTTTGGGCAAGCCTTCCTAGAAGTTACAGAAACATATCAGGAAGATAATCGCCCTGCATCTTTTGAGTGGGTTGCCAATACTCGCATTACTTTTGATCTTAATGCGACCAACACTGTTGTAACACAATATTATGTGGATGGGTCACCACGCCCGATGTCTGGTCTTGGATCTCTAGTTACATTCCAAGCATTTAACGAGGGTGTGCTTACAACAGGTGCAAGAACAATTCAAGCTGCTATTGATATTCAGAAGGCTGCTGCTACAGCTGCACAAACTCCGATGGCTACTACAGTGTTAAAAAATACAGGAGCAGATTTACCACCTGCGGAAGTTCAAGGCTTACTGGCTTCATGGAAGTCCGCTCGTCAGAATCGTTCTACGGCATATTTGACCTCAACTCTTGAGGCGCAGAATATTGGCTTCAGTCCTAAAGACATGATGTACAACGAGGCAATCCAGAATCTTGCAACTGAGATTAGTCGATTGTGCGGAATCCCTGCTTATTATTTGTCAGCAGACCTTAATACATCTATGACATACGCGAACATTATAGATGAAAGAAAACAATTAGTAGCACTAGCCTTTCAGCCATACATCTCAGCAATCGAACAGCGTTTAAGCATGGATGATATATCTACTGCTGGTCACTATGTAAAGTTCGATTTAGATTCTACATTCTTGCGCGTTGAACCTATGGAGCGATTGCTAGTTATAGAAAAGATGCTTTCACTTGGTTTAATTACAATCGAACAAGCTATGCAGATGGAAGATCTAACACCTAATGGAAGCGAAGGCTAATGGAAAACTTATACATCGAAGCCACAATGATTGAGTGCAACGAAGAAAAGCGCGAAATCACCGGCAAGATAGTGCCCTTTGGTAATGATGAAATTGGCAGCACTAATCTTGGATCTTATGCATTTGAGGCAGGATCTATTGAGATTGCAGACCCAACAAAGATTAAGCTCTTATCACAGCATGACATGAAGAAGCCTGTTGGTCGCATGATCTCAGCTGAACAAAAAGAAGATGGCATTTATGCAACCTTTAAGCTAAGCCGTTCACAGGCTGGCACAGATGCCCTCATCATGGCAAGCGAAAATTTGGTTTCAGGTTTAAGCATAGGCGCAGAGATCCTTGCATCTAAGCCATCACGCAACGGACACACAGTCGTAACAGCGGCTAAGTTAAAAGAAGTTTCTCTCGTAACAGAGCCAGCCTTTAAGTCTGCTCAGGTGCTAGAGATCGCAGCAGAGGAAGTTACCCCTGCTGAAGAAAACCCAACTACAGAAAGCGAGACAGCCGTGGAAGATACCACTTCAGCAGTCGAAGCAACACCTGCAGTAGAGGCAGCACCTGTCGAGGCTGCTCGCCCTACTGTAACAGCGATGTACTACACATCTCCAAGAATCGAAATCACAAAGCGTAACTACTTGGAGAACACACTAAAAGCTAACCTTTTTGGTGATGATGAATCTCGTCAATGGCTACGCGCTGCTGACAACGATCAGACAACAGGTGCAGGATTTATCCCAACACCACAAAGCACACAACTACTTAACTTCTTGTCTAACGCAGATCGCCCAATGATTGATTCAGTTTCTCGCGGAACAATGCCAGAATTTGGAAAAACATTTGAGTTGCCTAAGATTACTGAAGTGCCTCTAGTCGATCAGATCGATGAAAATGGTGCAGTTACAGATTCACAACTTGAAGCATCATTTATCACAGTCACAAAGAAATCATTTAAGGGTCGTGCGATCACAACTCTAGAACTTCTAACAAATTCAACACCTGCATTTCTAGATGAGCTTCTTGTTCAGATGGAATACGCTTACGCAAAAGACACTGAAGAATTTGTAACAACTGCTATTCAGGGCGCAGGTACTCTTAACGCAACAGCACAGGCTAACTCAGCAACAGGTTTGCTAAGTTATGTATCAAGTGCAGCGGCAGCTGTTTATTCAGCATCACTTGGTTTTGCTCGCAACATGGTTGTCACACCAGAGCAGTGGGCTAACATCATGTCATACAATGATGCTGGCCGACCAATTTACATCGCTGCAAATCCTCAAAATAATGCAGGAGCACTTTCACCAACAAGCCTGCGCGGTAATGTTGCAGGTCTTGATCTTCGTGTATCTCGTTACATGAAGGGTTCTGGTGGAGTAGGAACAGCAGATTATTCAATGGCTGTTATTAACCCAGATGCTTACACATGGTACGAGGGTGCTCGTCAGCAGCTTCGCACTAATGTTAATTCAGACGGAACTGTAGACATTCTACTGTTCGGTCAGGGAGCACTTGCTACAAAGCTTGCAGCAGGCGCAAACTGGTTCAACCTAACCTGATAACTAGGTAACTAAGTCGCTCTGGGGAGTAGTAGCCCTCTACTCCCCAGAGTCTTTAGAAAGGAAACAAGATGGCTCTCACGACAGTAAGTGAATTACGCTCCACACTTGGAGTCGGCACTTTGTACACAGATGCCGTTTTGCAGGAAGTTTGTGATGCCGCAGATGCAGTCCTACTTCCTATGTTATGGACTAACAGTAATTATGCCGTGTCACATTCCAGCATCGTAGGTGAGGGAACGCTTTACTTTGATCAAGAATTTATAGATACTTATTATGTTGGGCAGACAGTTACAATAACTGGATGTGGCTCTTCCTTTAACGGATCAAAAGTTATAACAGCGGTTACACCTTACTCAATAACGATGGTTACAAATCACGCTGCCATTAAGCCAGTGCATCCTATTGCCCCTTTTGGTAAAGTCACAGCAACAAATTACACAGACTGGACAACAGACACAGCAGTCCAGCAAGCATCTCTTATGATATCTGTTGAAATCTGGCAAGCGCGTACAGCCACCCTTTCAGGCAGTAACGCTGTCGATTTCCAGCCAAGCCCTTACCGAATGAGCGCACAGCTTCTCGCTAAGGTGCGAGGTTTGATCGCTCATGCACTAGATCCGCGCTCAATGGTGGGCTAATGCCTCCAGTAACGATAACAACCCTCCGGACTACCTTAGCCACTGCGCTGGTAGATAATAATAAATATCAAGTCTTTGCATTTCCTCCATCTGTTGTCCTGGCTAACTCTGTAATAGTCTCACCGGATGATCCTTATATAACACCTACTAATAATCAGCATATTGGTATTAGCCCTATGGCATCTTTCAAGCTGCTGATCGTTGCTCCGTTATTTGATAACGAGGGAAACCTTAACGGCATAGAAGATTTTGTTTGTGGCGTGTTCGCTAAGTTAGCAGCATCATCTTTAACGTATAATGTGAGCGCAGTAAGCGCACCAAGTATTCTCAACGCTGGCTCGGGTGACCTACTCAGCTGCGAGATGTCAGTCAGTATCCTAACGAGTTGGAGTTAATATGTCCGAGTGGGAAAAAGAAAACGAAGCCTTCCTGAAGAAAATCGGGCAGGTAGCACCAGCAGCACCAAAGCCAGCAACTACTAAGAAAGACGAGGAATAATCTCATGGCTGTATTTCTAAATAACAATGTGGGCGTGAAGATTAACTCCGTTGATCTATCAGACCACGTAACAGCAGTAACAATCAACCGCGTATTCGATGAGCTAGAAGTTACTGC